GCTTCTGCCTATATTGCTCCCAATCAGGCTCGTGATTTATGGCATGACTTTGAAGCGCATGCGGGATACTCGTTCAACAAGTCTCATGCGGTTGCTTACTCTACGGTCTCGTATTGGACGGCGTGGTTAAAGTATTACTACCCTCTTGAATTTATGTTTGCACTCCTTAAAAATGAAAAGGATAAAGATGGAAGAACTGAATATCTTATTGAAGCAAAAAGAATGGGCATTAGTATTAAGTTGCCTCACATTAATGATTCGGATAAAGATTTTAAAATTGAGGGTAAGGGTATTCGGTTTGGACTCAGTGCTATCAAGTACATATCTGACACGATTGCAGAAAGGTATATTGCAGCACGGCCTTTTAAGTCCTACAAAGAACTTGAAGAGTTTACATTCACAAAAGGCAATGGAGTAAACAGTCGTGCACTCCAAGCACTAAGAGTAATTGGTGCAGCAACTTTCCCTGATCATCCACGTAATGATGATGATATTAAAGAAAATCTTTACGAATATCTCAATCTTCCAGAGTTTAACATTACGATACCTTCTCATTACTACGCATTTATAAATGACATTGAAGAGTTTGAAGAAAAAGGCTCATACATACTTATGGGTATGATAAAATCAATTAAACGAGGAACGGGATGGTCACGAGTTGAAATTTTGGACAAAACTGGGAGTGTCGGTATATTTGATGACGAAGGTACCACTATTGAGACTGGTCGTACTTATCTCATTATTGCAAGTGATAATAGGATTGTATCTACAATACCTGTTGATGAAATAAAGGGATCTGATAAAGCGCTTATAAAGTTTTTAAGTTATAAGCAACTTCCATATACAGAAGAAGAAATGTTTGTTGTGTCATTTAAACCAAGAATTACCAAGGCTGGTAAAAAAATGGCAACGCTAACCTTAGCAGATACTAGTAGGGACTTGCACACGGTTACAGTTTTCCCTACTGCATTTCCAAAAGCATATATGAAAATTGAAGAAGGTAAAGCATACAAGTTTAGTTTTGGTAAAACAAAAGATGGAACAATAACACTGGAGGATGTAAATGGTTAGCATGGAAGAAGTATTAGCACAGTTAAACCCTAAGTTGCGTAAGACTATTATGACTGGAGATTCAGTTCCTCCAACAGAGTATGCAGAAACACCTAGTTTTGGTTTAAACCGTGCCTTAGCAGGCGGATTACCTTACGGTAGGCAAGTACTCATATGGGGTTCGAAGTCCTCTGCAAAGTCCTCTCTATGCCTTCAGATGATAGGTCTAGCACAGAAAGAAGGAAAGATATGTGCATGGATTGATGCAGAAATGTCTTACGATCCAAAATGGGCAGAGCGTTTAGGTGTTGACTCATCTAAGTTAATTTATTCACAGGCTCGTACAATTAATGAAATGGTTGATGTAGGAACAAACCTTATTAATGCTGGAGTTGATATTGTTGTAGTAGACTCAATTACATCATTGTTGCCAGCAATTTATTTTGAAAAAGATTCAGACGAACTTAAGCAACTGGAAAATACTAAGCAAATTGGTGCGGAGTCTCGTGACTTTTCAAATGCTTGGAAGATGATTAATTATGCTAACAACAAAGTTAGTCCTACGCTATTTGTTCTTATTTCTCAATCACGAAATAACATTAACGCAATGTATACAAGCCAGCAACCAACAGGTGGGCAGGCTACAAAATTTTACTCGTCAACAGTAATTAAACTGTTCTCATCAGAGTCTGATAATCAAGCCATTAAAGGCAAGATTAAGATTGGTGATAAATTGATTGAAGAAAAAATTGGTAGAAAGATTAGATGGGAACTGCAGTTCTCAAAAACTTCTCCAGGCTTTCAGTCAGGCGAGTATGACTTTTACTTTAGAGGAGATGACATTGGGGTTGACTCTATCGGAGATCTTGTAGATACCGCAGAGGCTGCAGGACTTGTTAATAGAACTGGCGCATGGTATCAATTAGATGATGGAACGAAGGTTCAAGGTAGGGATGGATTTATTAATCGTGTTAAAGAAGATATTGATCTGCAAGAGTTGTTAAAGAAAAAACTATCTGATGGTTGAAAAAGATTTTAAAGTTTTTGCAGGAAAGTTTCCATGTAAAAAGTGTCAGGAAGAAGTATTATCTTTAAGGCTTTGGTCTGATTCAGGTGATGCTACATGGATGTGCAGCAAAAAGCATGTATCAAAGGTAAATCTAAAACCACAAAAAAAGAAGAAGGCAGACTTTATAAATGAGTGAGCGTTCTGAATCAAAGCGTATAGGAGCAAAGCAGCATAAAAACTCTGGAAGAAATAACACAAAGGGTGATGCTTCTTGGCATAATTTTGTTGTTGATTTTAAGGAGTGCTCAAAATCATTTACTCTAAACCAAGATGTATGGGCTAAGGCTGTTACTGACGCACTTAAAAAAAGTATGGATCCAGCCCTAATTATTGTTCTTGGCGAGGGTACACAAAAGGTCCGACTTGCTATAATAGAATTAGATATGTTAGAACAGTTAGTAGAGGGGGAATAGTATGACAGAGAACACAACACTAGACATGGTTAATGGTTTGGCAGAGATAGCAGAGTTTATGGATGATGAAGAACTAACTACTGCACTAACAATGATTGCTAAACTAATTATTAAACCAGATATTCCAATGCCAGTAGCAGCCATAGAGATTGTTAGATTACAGGCAATTGCAGGAAAGTTAGCGTTAAAGGCTACTTGGATGGCAAATGTTGATAAAAACAATCGTGCAAAGAAAAATATATATTACACAGCAGCAGAAGCGGTAAACAACTTGGTATCAGCACTTAAATACATAATGCGCTAACCTGGTATACTTATATAAACAAAGGGATATAATGACAAAAAATTTACTACATCAGGTTATGATAAAAAATGTTTCTAGGAAGAACAACATCCTAGATTCTGATGCTTTAATTGAGAAGATCCGTTCTGGCTATGTCGTCAATCGTGGTCCAAAATTTACAACAAAGAAAACATTTGCTCCATCTACCATCGCATACTCGCATGGAGAATGTCCAAGATATTGGTATTTGGCATTTGACGGACAAACATTTGAAGATAACGCAGACGCTTATGGTGCTGCGAATATGACTGCAGGAACTCTTTCGCATGCTCGTATTCAAGATGCAATGATAGGTGCTGGCATTGTAAAGATTTATAAAGATGATGAAGGTAATCCAACTACTGAGTTTAAGATTCGTTATGATGATCCCCCAATTTTTGGTTACGGAGACGTAATGCTTGATTGGGAAGGTGAAGAAATTGTCGGAGAAATCAAGACAATGCTCAATGAAGGTTTTGAATATCGCAAGAACTCAATGAAACCAAAGACTGGTCACTTAATTCAATTGCTTATTTATATGAAGATTCTTGGCAAAAAGAAGGGTGTGCTTATTTATGAAAATAAAAACAATCACGAACTTCTTATTCTTCCAGTCGAGGTAGATGATAATTACCGTCAATGGATTGATAATGCTTTTCAGTGGATGAGAGATGTTCGTAAGGCTTGGGTTGATAGAACTCTTCCAACAAAGAACTATCGATCTAATTCAAAGATTTGCAAGACTTGTCCTATTCAACAAGCATGTGCCGATGCTGGAGATGGAACTATTAAAATTAAATCCATGGAGAAGTTAGTTGAAACTCTGTAATAAATGTGATGTTTATTTTACTCCAAAAGTTTCTTATCAGGTTTACTGCTCAGAACTTTGCAGAGAAGAAGCAACAAAAGAAAAAATTGCAGAAAGATACCAACTTACTCGTAGACAAAAGCGTAAAGGTAAAGAAAAAAAATGCTTAGGTGGATGTGACACAAAACTTTCAATTTATAATGATTCTGGGTTTTGTGCCAATTGCAATGTCAGTAAAAAAGCAGTAGATAAAATGCTTAAAGAATTGAAAGGGTTTATTGAGTATGAGCAAGAATAAGTGGGGAATAGAAACAATGCCTAGCAACATTTGTGCTATTGATGCTAGTACCACTAGCCTTGCCTTTGCTATATTCAATACTAAAGAAGAGTCCCTTGTATCAGTTGGTAAAATTTATTTTGAAGGTCAAAACATATACGAAAAGGTTATGGATGCTGGCCAGAAAGTAAAAGCATTTATTGATTACTATGGTAGTTTTGAGTCAATAATAATAGAGCATACTGTATTTATGAATAGTCCCAAGACTGCTGCAGATCTTGCACTAGTTCAAGGGGCTATTCTTGGTGCAGCAGGGCAGTCTGGAACTAAAATTATAGGTAGGGTTTCTCCAATAACATGGCAAAACTATATTGGAAATAAGAAAATATCTAAAGATGAGCAACTCTTGATTCGTTCTCAAAACCCTGGAAAATCTGTTTCTTGGTATAAAGCATACGAAAGAATGCTACGCAAGGAAAGAACTATTAAATTTATTAATACTATTTATGATAGAATAATTACAGATAACGATGTTGCAGATGCTTGTGGGATTGGACATTGGGCAATTAATAATTGGGATAAGGCAACAGTATAGTGAGTGATAGAGATAGTTTTTCTTTTAAGGAAGAAGATAAGCCAGTTGATTTAATAGTTCATACTCTTTCTCCAACCAAATGGTTGTTGCTTGACAGAGAGACTGGTCAAATATATCAAGGAAATCCTGGCGGGTTTTGGGATAGACTTGATCCAGTGAACAGGAGAGATACATAATGCCAGAGTTAAATGCAAACATACCACCGATAAATTGTTATGTAAGAGGAAACTATTTACGTAATCATCAAGATAGCCATGATAAATACTTTGAGTGCGTAATCTTTGGCGTTTCAAGTTTAAAATCTAGAAGCCCATTATTTCATATCATGATGCCAGATGGTGGCCTTTGGTGGAGACTTCCAATATCTGCTTTTTGCACAGAGCCAGGAATTCCAGAAGTTGATCTTCATAATTTAGTTTTATGGAATTCTTTTAGTCATCATATTGCTGTAACAAGATTTGAAAATCTAACAAACCTAAGAATGTCTTATATAGATAGAACAAAGACAATGCATAAAGGAACCTATTTATTTACATTAGACTGGCATAACCCAGACACAAATGTTTTAGATGATGGATATTCTGAAAGTCCTGCAGACCACAAGTGTGGCCATGTTATACAAAGAGATGATGGAAATTTTGCAATACAGCCTAACAATAGAGTTAGAATATACGAGCCATCCTTTACTCTTGAAAAAGAATATTTAATTGATAGAATAATTAATGAAAGAAAATATGATGTTGAAAATCAAGATAAGTGGATCATGGAAAACTCTGATAGGTTTAACTATGACATTTCTGAAAAAGAAGTTGACAAATAACAATATGGCTGCTAAACTATATACATCAGAGATTTTTATGCGTAAGCGGTATCTTATGGATAAAAAAACTCCTGAAGAGATTGCTAAAGAGTGTGCTTGTACAGTAGAGACTGTATATGTCTATCTTGCTAAGTTTGGACTAAGGAAGTCAAAGAGATGAATAAAGCACAAAAATTTTTAATAGGTTTAGGAATTACTGGTGCTGTTGGAATAACATATGTTCTTACAGCACTAAAAGGTTTGCCAGAAGCATTTGAGTGGGAAGATGATGAGTCAGATGAGCAATAACTTAACAATTACGGTTGATCAAGTTAATAACCCATTACACTATACTTCTGATCCTTCTGGCATTGAGTGTATAGAAATTACTAGACACCGTAATTTTAATATTGGCAATGCTTTTAAATATCTTTGGAGAGCAGGACTTAAAGACGAACAAAAGACTATCCAAGATCTTGAAAAGGCTATCTTTTATATCAAAGATGAAATCAATAGACTAGAGGGTAAGTATGTCAACTGAGGAAGAGTTAGTCAAGCATCTTGATGTAATGAATGATGTTGTTGGAGAATATCTTAAGGGTAGTGACCCAACGCAAATTTCAAAAGAGTTGGCTCTTCCAAGAACTAGAGTAGTTGCATACATTGATGAATGGAAAGAAAAAACATCTAATAATATTGCAATTCGTGCTCGTGCTAAAGACGCTCTTGCAGGAGCAGATGCACACTATAGTAAACTTATTTTAAAATCTTATGAAGTTATTGATGAAGCATCTATGACAAATAATCTTAGCGCAAAGACTGCTGCAATTAAACTTGTTATGGATATTGAATCTAAAAGAATTGATATGCTACAAAAGGCTGGACTGCTTGAGAACAAAGAACTAGCAGAAGAGATGGTTGAGATTGAACGCCGTCAAGAAGTTCTTGTTGGTATTCTTAGAGATATTGCTGCAGAGCATCCAGAAGTTCGTGACATTATTATGCAAAGGCTATCTGCTATTGCAAAAGAGGGAGAAGTGATTACAGTTGTCCACGATGTTCAATGATTTCCTAGAAGTACTCAAGGAAAATCATTTTATTGAAAAGCCTGTTGATGCAAAGACCTTTGTTGAGTCTCCAGACTATCTTGGACAACCAACCCTTTCCGATATTCAATACGATATTGTTGAAGCAATGAGCCAGATCTATCGCAAAGAAGATCTTGAGGAATTGTATGGCTCAGTAGAAGGCGCAAAATATTTTAATAAATACACAAAGAACGAAATTATTTTGCAACTTGGCAAGGGATCTGGAAAAGACTTTGTATCAACCGTAGCATGTGCTTATACAGTATACAAGTTGTTATGTTTAAAAGACCCAGCAGTTTATTATGGCAAGCCTGCAGGAGATGCTATTGATATTATCAATGTGGCTATTAACGCTCAGCAGGCTAAGAATGTTTTCTTTAAAGGTTTTAAAAGTAAGATTGAAAGGTCCCCTTGGTTTGCTGGAAAGTTCAATGCTAAGGCAGACTCAATTGACTTTGATAAATCTGTAACAGTTTATTCTGGACACTCAGAGCGTGAGTCACATGAAGGTTTAAACTTGTTTATGGCAGTGCTTGATGAGATCTCAGGTTTTGCATCTGAAGTAGGAACTGGAAATGAGCAGGGAAAAACTGCCGAAAACATTTATAAAGCATTTCGTGGTACGGTAGATTCTCGTTTTCCAGACCTTGGCAAGGTTGTATTGCTTTCATTCCCAAGATACCAAGGCGACTTTATTTCACAAAAATATGAATCAGTAATTGCTGAAAAAGAAACTATAGAACGCAAGCATACCTTTATTATGAATCCAGATCTACCGCATGATGATCCAGGAAATAGGTTTGAAATATCTTGGGATGAAGATACAATCATTTCATATAAAATTCCAAAGGTATTAGCATTTAAAAAACCTACATGGGAAGTAAATCCTACCCGCAAAATTGATGATTTTAAAATTGCATTCTATACAGATCTTGGAGATGCAATGATGCGTTTTGCATGTATGCCAACTTATGCATCAGATGCTTTTTTTAAGGATAGAAATAAACTAGAAAAGGTTATGACCCTTAGAAATCCAGTAGACCAGTTTAGAAGATTTGACGAAGGATTTAAACCAGATCCAGATAAAACTTATTATATACACGCTGACCTTGCACAGAAGCATGACAAATGTGCAGTGGCAATTGCTCATGTTGATAGATGGGTAAATGTTCAAGTTATTAAAGACTATGAGCAAGTAGCACCAATAGTAGTTGTGGATGCTGTTGCTTGGTGGGAGCCAAAGGCAGAAGGACCAGTGAACTTATCTGAAGTTAAACAATGGATCATGAATCTACGCAGACAGGGATTTAACCTTGGCATGGTTTCATTTGACCGTTGGCAGTCTTTTGATATTCAAAATGAACTACAAGCAGTAGGAATAAGAACTGAAACTGTTTCTGTTGCTAAAAAACACTATGAAGATTTAGCAATGATGATTTATGAAGAGCGTGTAGCAATACCAATGATTCCATTATTGCTAGAAGAAATGTCTGAGTTAAAGATTATGAAGGGTAATCGTGTTGATCACCCACGCAAAAAATCTAAAGACTTGGCAGATGCTGTATCAGGAGCAGTTTTTGGTGCTATTTCTCATACTCCAAAGATTACTAATACAGTTATTGAAGTTCATACTTGGTCTGCATCTGCTGCTCAACTTGCAGAGAAGAGGCGGTCTGTGGTAGAATTAGAACCTAAGGAAATGACGGACGATGTTCGTGATTACTTAGACAAGTTTAACTTATTATAAAATTCTGATTATTTTATCAGATATACAAACAAGGAGAAAGATGAATTCATTTAAGAAAATCGCCCTAGGTCTTGCTGCAGCAATGTCTTTTGGCGTACTATCAGCACTTCCGACAAGCGCTGCTGTAAACGCACCAACTCTAACCATTGATTCAGCAACAGATGCTGTCACTTCTGGTGAGTCTGCAACAGCAGTAGTTACACTGTCATTTATTTCAGAAACATCAGCAGATACGGCAACGATTATCTCTGCTATGTTTTCTCAGCCAACAGGTTCAGCAAAGTCTGCAACCCTATCACTTCTAGAAACATCAACAGCCTCAGTTGTTATTGCAGGCAACAATGTTTCAGCAAATATTAACTCAACAGTTAATACTCCAACATATGTAACAGCAAAGTTTAAGGTGACACTAGATGCCCCAACTGTTGCAGGTACATATGAGGCTAAGATTCTAACAACTAGCCCAGTCAATGGACCAACAGTCTCTTGGACAGTTACAGTTAAGGCAGCGGATCTAACTCCATCTGCTTCAACTACAACTTCAATCCTAAATGCTGGCGAAGTTACAACTGCAACAGCAGATGCTTCAGTATATGCACCAAAGGCTACTTCAACAGATGCAGCAGCGGTGATCGTTGTTACACCTAAGAATACAGCAGGCGGATCAGCAACAGAGTCTATCCTTGCAACAGTAACTGGCTCAGGCCTTATTGGGTACGGAACAAATGCTACAACAATGTCAGCAACAGGTCGTGCACTTGTTATTCCTAATGGAAATCACATTGGTGTATTTGCTGACGGTACAGCAGGAGTTTCAACAATTACTCTTACAACACTTACAGGCACAGTCCTTGCAACAGAGAAGGTAACATTCTACGGTGATATTGCTACAATCGTAGCAACACCAGTTAAGTCTGTTATCGCAGTAGGTGCAAACACATCAACAGTTAAGGCAGTTGCATATGATGCAGCAGGCGTTACAGTTGGTGCAGGAACACTTAATGCTTTCTCAAGCGATGTAGCCGTTGTCTCTGATTCAGGTACAGCAGCAACAATCGTAAACGGAGAAGCAGTATTTACTATTACAGGTGTTAAGGCTGGCGGAGTTGCAGTAACAGTTAAGTCTGGAACAATTGCATCTGCCCCAGTTTCTACTCGTGTAGAAGCAGCAGTAGCAACTGTTAAGTTGTCATTTGATAAGGCAGTTTACTTGCCAGGAGAAGCAGCAACAATTACTGTGCAGGCTCTTGATGCAACAGGTCTTCCAGTATCTGGCAAGACTCACGCAAACCTTTTTGCAGTAGGAGGAATCACTTCTAACTACGCATTTGGTGGATCATCAGATGTTCTTACAGCAACATCAATTACAACAGATACAGCAACAGTAAAGTCATATAAGGTTTTCATGCCTTTAGTTGAAAATGTTGTTACTATCTCTGCAACAGGCGGATCATCTCTTCCAGTGGCAGGACAAGTTGTTGTTACAGCATCAACAGAGGTTTCAAATGCAGCAAACAAGGCTGCAGTCAAGGCTTCTGAAGAGGCTGCAGCAGCAGCAAAGGCTGCAACTGATGCAGCACTTGCAGCATCAAAGGCAGCAGATGCAGCAACATTGTCTGCACAGGCTGCAGTAGATGCAGTTGCTAAGTTGTCAACTGAAGTTGCAACACTAATTGCTTCACTAAAGAAGCAAATCACAGCACTAACTTCTTTGGTCATTAAGATCCAGAAAAAGGTTCGTGCATAAATAGTCCAACAATTAGGGGAGTCTAGAGATAGGCTCCCTTTTTTGTTGCATAAAATGATATAATAGCCTTAATAGTCATATCACCACTACGACTATAAGGAGTTAAGTATTAAAAAGTTATTGAGAGTAGCATT